GCTAGCTCAATACCACTACGACAACGGTAGGTGGAGTGAGTGTCTGACACTTTGCAAAAAGGCTTTAAATGTAAAAGATAGACAGATGGATTATCTTAATGAAGCCTTTGCTTGGGGCTCAGTTCCATATGACTTAGCTGCTGTCTGTGCTTACTGGCTTGGCGAGCGCACTCAAGCTTTGGAATATGGGAAGAAGGCGGTAGAGCTTAACCCTACAGATGAGCGTTTAAATAGTAACCTAGAGTTCTACAGAGAGGGAGTTAAGTGAGAGCTCACACACCTGGTGGTAGGTTTGATGCCGATTATGAGACCACCGACCTTCTTAAAGGCATTGACTCTGATTTAAAACACCCAGTAGGAACAAAAGCCCTTTGGTATATATATGATTCNGAGTTTAACTCTGACGTTGACCCGCTATACGACGTAGGTCAAGATATTACATCCTCAGTAGGTGGCAAGGTTTGGACTGGACCATTCTCAGTTCCTGTAGTTAGAGCAGTTATCAAGCAGGGTGAGGCTAGAACCTCAGCGGTTGGTTACTACAACTCAGATACTCTACATCTAACTTTCAACATTGAAGATGTGCAGAAGTTTGCTCCTAACATTATTCTTCGTCCAGATATCAATAACCGCGACCGTGTGGTTTGGCGTGGTCAGGTTTATCGCCCATATGCCATCCAAGAGCGCGGAATTGTTGCTGACAGATTTACTATCCTCAGCGTAGAATGTATTCAGCTTATGCCAGAAGAGATGGTCAACGACCCTCAATTCTCTCAATACGCTAGTTAGGAGACCCCATGGCAGTATCACACGCCAGAATTGCGGTTAACAATACAACCGCAGTAGCAGTAACAGATTTAGCAGACAGCTATACTTCAATTACAATCTCAGTTCAAAACCTTGGTACAGGCGTTGCCTACCTAGGCGGTGCTGGTGTTACCTCTACATCTTATGGTATGAGCATCGTAGCTGGTGGCGCAGTCACTGTAGCCAACCTATCAACTAATGATGAACTTTATGTTATTCATCAAGATTCTTCAGCGTATGTAGCAGTTATTAGAGTGAGCCGCTAGTGGATATTCATTACTCTAACTCAGGTGGCGTAGGGGCACAAGGACCTGTGGGTCCAACAGGTCCAACACCAGACCTACTTAATGTAGCTTCTAACGTTGTCCCAGATACAACAAATACACGAACTCTGGGTACACCAACAAAAAAATGGGCAGATGTTTACATTGGTCCAAATACAATTCATATCACTGATACCGCAACTGGGGCTTTGGCTGACCTAACAGTAACAAACGGCGTTCTTTTAATTGATGGCGCAAACCAGTTACAAGTAGGTCAACTAAAATTTGTAGATAACACTATTGAATCAACTACTGAGTCTGTCAATATCCAGATTGGTCTAACTACATCAACTGGAAACCTGACCCTTAACCGAAACGTAAGACTTGCTTCAGGTAAGTCTTTAACTTTTGGAGATGAGACTGTTCAAACCACTGCTCCAGGAGTTCCTGTTTCCTACAACCCAACTTGGTCTGGAACTGGGCTTGCCTTTACTGGTACTCCAGCCACAGGCTCATACATGAAGGTGGGCAAGCTAGTTACCTTTAGATTTAAAGTGTTATGTACAACCGTTACTAACTTTGGAACTGGTCAATACTCTATTACTCTTCCATTTAACGTAGCTACTAACTACTCGTTTAGAGACGGTACTATCCATAGAAACTCAAATGGAAACCACTACCCGTTAAAAGCGCATATTGATAGCGGAAACGTTATGACTCTATGGGATGGTTCTGGGGCAACAGACTCTGTGTTTGACCACAATAGCCCCTATACTTTAACAACATCAGATTACTTCTATCTAACAGGAACATACGAGACGGCATAATGGCTAAAGATACGAACCCTTGTTGGGACGGCTACGTCCAAGTAGGTATGAAGACCAAGGGTGGCAAGAAGGTTCCGAACTGCGTCCCCGCAGGTTCTGGAAAAAAGAAAGTCTCCAAACCAAAGAAAGCGAGTAAATAATATGTGCGCAACATGTGGCTGCGGTAAGCCAAAAGATAAGCACGGCATGAAGTCTCTTAAGGACGCTAACAAGAAGTTCGCTAAGAAGGCTGCTACTAAGGCCCCAGCTAAGAAGGCTGTAATGAACAGAAAGAAGGGCATGTAGTGGCTGCAGGATTTATGAAAGGCAAGTACACAGAGTCCAAGGACAAAAAGAAGGACTCTAAGATGCTTAAGAAGGCTGGCTTTGACAAGGACGAAAAGGCTAAGTTTGAAAAGGCTGACAAGGCTCACGGAGCTAAGAAAAAGCCTAAGACCATGGCGGAAGATAAGAAGATTGACGCCAAGATTATTAAGAAGATTAAGAAGTCCGATAAGGATGACAAAAAGAAGTAAGTAGTTGAGGGGCCGAAAGGCCCCTCTTTGCTTTATCCTAGTAGTGAGCCCATGCGGGGCTCAAAGCACCACCCCCTGCGATGTACTTTGCTTACTACTCCTATGGAGATGACATGCCTAAAGATAATCACGTTGACAAGGCTTCGGACGTTGAGTTCATTGAAGCTTTGGCCGAGAGTAATAAAGGCACGGGCGCAGGAGTGTGGAAAGCATTGCTACTAGGAGCGGCAGCTCGTGGGGTAATTACTGGTGTCAATAAAAAATCTAAAAAGAAATCTTGATTCTAATTTAGAGTCCGCTGCACCTGCCCTTACGGCTAGCCTAAGGAAGGAAGCAGCTACTCGCGGCTGGCCCGATGACGTTTCTCAGGCCCTTTCTGTTGTGGTAAAGCAAGGTGTGTTTGCTGTTGACTACCCAGCAGAGTTTAAACAAAAAATTGAAGACTTAGAGTATGGCTCTGGTGCGCAGGCTCCAGCTTCAGCTATTCGCTCTTTTCAGTATCAGATGGAAGATTTTGCAACAAAGATTTACGAGACCCACCCTGAGGATATGTTGGAAGAGGTGAACCTATAAAATGGGAAATCCGTTTCTAATTGCTGAGGACACTGCTCTTAAGGCTTTGCTCCAAGGTATGACTGTGGGAGATGAGAAGACAGCCTCACGCCCAGTTAAGGTGTGGTTTGGTTACCCTGACGTTGAGGTTAGAGCACAGGAGTTTCCATTTGTGACTATTGATTTGATAGACATGATTCCAGCTAATGACCGTCAGACCTCTGGTCAACTGGTAGACAATGACTATCGCGGAACAGTTGCCCCAATATCTGGAAAGACTTATCGCTATGAGATACCAGTAGCTTTTGATTTGATATATCAGATTACAACCTATGCCCGTCACCCGCGTCACGATAGGGCAATAATGCACCAATTGACGCACAAGTTTCCATCAAAGTATGGCGGTCTACTAGTTCCAAACGAACTAGGTACAGAGACCTCACGCCGTCATATGTTTCTTGATGGGTTTGCAAAACGAGATGCGGTAGACGGAGAAACTGGAAACCGCAGATTGCTACGCAACATTTACACAGTAAGAGTAATTAGTGAGCTTACTCCACTTGATGCAGGCCGCAGGGCTTCACGAGTTGAAGAAGTACTTGTTAATCTTCCTGAGTTAACGGACCAAACATCGAACATCCCTACGGGACTAACACAAGTATAAAAAATGTCAAACCTGTTTAAAACAAAGGAGAAAATCTAATGGCAGTTCTACGTCCAGGAGTCTACGTTGAAGAAACGTTAAACCCTGTCGCACCTGTAGTTGGTCCAAACTCAGCATCAGTTGGCGCTTTTATGGGAGCTAACGACCGTGGTCCAGTTGGGACACCTACACTAATTACTTCTTGGAGCCAGTACACAACAGTGTATGGTTCTTGGAATACATCAGCAACTAATGATTTACCACTTGCTGTATACATGTTCTTTTCAAACGGAGGCAGCCAGTGCTACGTAAATCGTATCGCTGACGGCGCAACACAGGCAGGTCGTTCACTTTCAGACCGAGCAGCAAGTCCATCATCAACACTTCAAATTCAAGCTAATAACGCTGGAGCTTGGGGTAACAACATCAACATTAGTATTGCTAACTCAGCAACAACAGGTCTATTTGATTTGTTTGTTTACTATGGTGGCAATACCGATGCAAACCTAGTTGAGCGTCACGTTGACCTCTCAATGACAGCAACAAATGCTCGTTATGCACCAGCTATTGTTAATGCAACTTCTGGCTATCTACGACTAAGTGACCTTAACTCAGGAAACACAGGCTCTACTCGTAACCCAGCTGTTGTAACAAACCAAACACTAGCTACTGGTACTAATGGAAACGCGTTGGGTAATACAAACTACGCAAATGGTCTATTAAACTTTGACACAATCAAGCAGTCATTGATTTTAAATATTCCTGGAAACTCAAGTGTTCCAGTTATTAATTCAGCTATTGGTTATGCTAATAACCGTCAAGATGTTTTTGTAGTTGTTGACGGTATTTATGACGAAGTGTCTTCACAGTTAAGCATTGCTACTCAGTACACAGCTAGCTCACTTGCTGCTGTTTACTACCCAAATCTTCTAATCTCTGACCCAACACTTGCTCCTGGTTCTGGCACAGGCCGTACACGTGCAGTTGGTTCTGGCGCAGCGGTTATGGGAGTTATTGCAACAACTGATGCATCTCGTGGAGTATTCAAAGCTCCAGCTGGTCTTCTTGCTCGTCTATCGGGTGTTGTTTCAGTAGTTACACTAACAAACACAGAACTTGATGCTTTAAACAGTGCAGCTGCTCCAGTAAACGCAATTAAATTTGTACCTGGTTCAGGGATTGTAATCATGGGTTCACGCACTCTTAAGGGTGGGTATGTAGACAAGTACGTTCCTGTACGTCGTACACTTATCTATCTACGTAAGTCTCTTACAGACCTTACTGAGTTTGCAATCTTTGAGCCAAACGACGAAATCTTGTGGAACCGCATTAGCTCTTCAATCAGTACTTTCCTTACTGATTTCTGGAGCAAAGGTGGACTACGAGGCGCTACTCCACAGTCAGCGTTCTTTGTAAAGGTTGACGCAGAAAACAACCCACAAAGCTCGATTGACAATGGGTTTGTAAATATTGAAGTTGGCGTTGCTCTACAGCGTCCAGCTGAATTTATCATTATTAAAATTGGACAGTTTGACGGTGGCACCACCGTTACTGTGGCGTAAAGGAGATAACCACCAATGACAAGCAGCATAATCAATCGCCACTCAACACTAGCAACAGACCCGTTACGCTCGTTTCGGTTCTTTGCTAAGTTTGAGGTAGCAAAAGACGGAGCGGTATTTGATAAAAAAATTACCACCTGGTCTGGCGGATTTAGCAGTATCAGTGGGTTGAGCATCAACACTCAGGCCATTCAATATCGTGAAGGTGGCTACAACACCACAGTACACCAGGTACCTGGTATGACTACCTTTACACCAATCACTATGCAGCGTGGAGTATTGGCTGGTAATGACCAGGCAATCACATGGATGCGTGGTCTATTTGCAGCAGCATCTGGAGAAGGTATTGCTGTAGGGGCTGCATCTGGCGCAACTGGGGCAGAAAGCTTCCGCGTTAACATCAAGGTGTTTGTAGCAGACCATCCAAACTCTGGACCAACAGATGTTCAGAAGTACAAGATGGGCTTCAAGATTCACAATGCGTGGATTACTGCGCTAAACTATACAGACCTTAACGCAGCAGACGGCGCTATCTTGTTCGAGTCAATGACCCTAGTACATGAAGGCCTATCAGTCTTCTTTACTAAGGACGGCAAAGAAGAAGACGCAGCAGGAAAAATTTCTTAATTAAAAACCTTAGGAGCATAAATCGTGACCGATATCATTACTGATGCAGAACTAATACAGAAATTTGCAGCAAAGGCGATGGAGGAGCCCGCACAAGTCATCAAGACGCGGGCCCCTTCAGAGTCTTCTGTTAAGTTGCCAGGCGGCTTCATTGAGCCAAATGGTGAAGTAATCAACACAGTTGAAGTACGAGAACTTAATGGGGCTGACGAGGAAGCTGTAGCAAAAGCGGGTACCTCAGGCAAAGCTCTCAATGTCCTTTTGCAACGAGGCCTTGTAAAGATTGGCTCTAGGAACGCTGAGAAAGCAGACCTAGACTCTATCCTAGCTGGCGACCGAGACACCATCCTTCTAGCAATTAGAAAGGTGACTTTCGGAGATGACATTAATATTACCGCACGTTGTCGTGACTGTGGTGATACGCAAGATGTCTCTATCCTTTTATCATCAGACGTTCCAGTAGTGGAATTAAAAGATGCTAAAGAAGATAGAACTTTTGAAGTTGAAACAAAAACAGGTACAGCCATAGTGGCTCTACCAAACGGTGTTACTCAAAGAAAACTCATGGAGAACTTTGAACGAACACCTGCAGAAGTAAATACAATTTTACTAGCTGGATGCTTAGTGTCACTAAACGGAGAACCATCTGAAGGTGCTATGACTGCTTTATCTTTGGGTATGGCAGATAGAACCAAGCTTGTTGATGAAATCATCAAGCGTAACCCAGGTCCACGCCTTGGGGAGGTGACCAGGGCTTGTAAGGCATGTGGTGAGTTAATGGCTCTTCCGCTGTCCTTGCTCGACTTGTTTCGCATTTAGCGAAACAGATTACGAAAGCCTGTTAGACCAGTACGAGATTCTTACAAGAACTTTCGCTGGTTGGTCACTATCAGATATAAGAAGCCTCTCACCCAGAGAGCGTCTTAATTGGTTAGAACGTTCTAGAAGGACTAGATAATGTTAAATATGCCTAGCAACTCCAGTAGTGGAAATGCTGCGAACAACATGCAACGGTTTGAACAATCAAGCCGTGGGGCTCACTCTACCCTTTTACAAATGGCTAGCACCATTGAGTACAGAATTAACAGCTCACTTAATGCAGCCGAACAAAAAATCACCCGCATGGGTGCAAAATTTAAAAACGCCTTTAGCGGTATTGGTGGCCCAGGTGGCGCCAATACTGTTATGGCTGGTCCCACTTTTTCTACTCCACAAGCGGGCGGCCCAGGCGGCCCCGCTGGTCCTGCTGGTCCTGCTGGTCCAGGTGGTACAGGTCCTGCTGCTGCAGGCGCCCCTCAAGGTGGAGGAAATACAAACGTCTTTAGACAACCATCACCTGCGCAAATAGCTGCAGCTGGTGTTACTGCCGCTGCAATGGCTATGCCAGGAACAGACGATGCATTTAAAGCACAGCTATATACATCACGCGCTGCTATCTCTTTAGGTGGCGGCGGTCGCGTTCAAGCTGGTTACTCAGGAGTTATGAGTGGCCTCTCTGACATGAGCGGCAAGAACGGTGCTTATGACCAAACACGAGACACATTAAATAGGATAGCAAAACAGAGTCTATTAAAAGACCCAATGGACATTTATAGAATGGCTGCAACTATGCAGGCAGGTGGTGTCTACGGCGCAAATAATAAAAATATGGAACAGCTAATGACTGGTGCTGGTGTTCTATCTAATATGACGCCTGGAATGGGTGCTGAAGGTGCTGGACAAGCAGTAGTTGGTTTGAACCGCGGTAGAAACATTAACATGTTAAGAGCTGTTGGTATTAGAGTTCGTGATGAAAACGGAATACCACGTGACCCAAGAGCTATTATTGATGACTTGTGGAACAAGCTTGAAAGTCAAAAAAGACGTACTGGCGGCTCTGGCTCCACCCTTAATGATATTAAACTTTCTTTATTGCCTGGTAATGCACTTGCCACCATGCTTGATAATCTTTTTGGTAATGACCCGTACCTAAGAAAAATGATTGAAGACGGTCTTATACTTAAAGCCTCTTCAGGCGGAGCACAGCTTGCTGGCATGGGCGGAGACAGAATTAAAAGATTATCTGAAGACGCTGGTCTTTCTACTTTTGCTGCAAACATGCAAGGACAAAGAAGCGCAGCATCCGCAGAATTTATATCACAAACAGCCCCAGCTATTGCTGACGCTAAGGGTAGAGCAGACCAACTCATGTCTTATGTAAGTGGTTTCTTTACTGAGATGGATAAGTTTACTGGTCTTATATCTGCTCTTGGCGCAACTAAAGGTTTCTTTGAAACACTAGGTAGCGGCGGTAATAATGCTATGAGCGCTCTTACTGGTTTCCTAATTGGTAACCCAGTATCAAGAGCTCTCACAGGAATATTTAAAGCTGAGGGTGGAGATGTAGATAAGAAGAGCCCTTACATTGTTGGTGAACGCGGGCCAGAACTCTTTGTACCTAAAGAAGATGGTTACATTGTTCCTAACCACGATTTAAAGAACTACCCATTCCGTGGTGACGGTGGTTGGGTGTTTGGTAAGAACACAGGATTAAATGAGAAGTCATCAAATGAAGACTTTGCTAAAGCTTTTCTAAAGAAGATTGGCGCACCTCAAAGCCAAGACTCAATTGATGCTTTAAAGATATGGCAAAACCACGAAGGCGGACACTTTAAAAACTCCGCTAAGTACAACCCACTTAATACAACTTTAGGTGGCAAGTACGGTTCAGAGTCTATGAACCATGTAGGCGTAAAGGTCTATAAGAGCTGGGAAGATGGACTTAACGCTACTATCGATACGCTTACTGGTAAGAGTGCAGACAAGCGCGGGTACACAGATATTATTGAGGCGTTAAAACAAGGCAAGAGTAAAGAAGATATTCTTGCTGCTATCAACAGCTCTGCCTGGGTTACAGGTAAAACTGGTGGAAGCCCATATAATTTTGACGGTAAGACTACCCCAACAACTAATGCTGGTTGGTCTGGTATGACGCCTGGCTCTAGTAAAGACGGTGCTAGTGGCGCATCTCTTGAGGATTATATTAATAAACAAACTTTAAAAAGCTTTGCTTCTGCAACAAAAGCTCAATCTTTTGCTCAACCAGCGTCTTCTGCTAACACATATAACATGGGTGGGGTTACTATTAAAATTGACGGTGGCGGTAACCCACAGGCAACCGCAGAAGCACTTAAACAACTTTTGTCTAGCCAAAACTTTAGCAAGCAACTAGGAGGACAGTAATGCCGTTTCCATTAGCGGTCCCGTTAGCACTAGGTGCAGTGCGTGTTGGCGCAGCTGTTCTTGCTCGTTCACGTGCAGTGAGCGTAGCTAAAGTTGCAGTCAACGTTACTAAGACAGGAATAAAAAGTAACAAATCTACTGTTATAAAGTTGAGCAAGAACCCAGGTGTAAAGACCTCTGTTGTTAAAACAACTAAGAGTAAAGCGGGTACCACAGCCAAGGGCGCTACAGCTATTGCTGCTCCAAGCTTAGCTTCAAAGATTTATGGTTTTACAAGAGCTGGTATAGCTACAGCTGCTCGTGGTAGTGCGGGCCCAGTTGGCACTGGCGTCGCAGCTATTGGTGCTTTAGCCTTAGCTAAAATGCTAGCTAACAAAAACAAAACTGGTACTGGCTCTAGCGGCTCTGGTGGCAAGGGTGGGAACAAAGGAAGTAAAGCTTCAACTGCCCAAAAGACTCCAAAAATTCCTACGCCTCAGGGTTACAGCTTTAACCTGCCTCCACATAACTGGAGCCTTCCAACAAGGCCGATAGATGTTATTCCAGGAGACGTAAGCGGACAACCATACGCGTATCACGGTAGCCGACGAGGCCGTATTTGGTATTACGACAACGCTGCTTCTACAACATCTATTGATAGAAAAACGGGTGAAGTTTCAAGAGTCGGTGACGAACGTAAAACAGAGACTGGAAAGAAAACTTACAAGCCTCAAGGACAAACTATTGTTGGAGATGACTCTTATAAATACGGTTTCCAATTTTTGTGGAATCCTGAGTCTGTATCGGTTAGCGTTAATAGAAACATGGAGATTACTCCGTCAGCTAGCGACGTGTACACTTCAGTATCTGGTGCGTTTCCAGGACAAGAGAGCGTTAGCTTTAATATCACATTAGATAGAACTAATGATTTCGCATGCCTTAGACACTATCATCAGTGGGCTGGATTTCTCAATGACGGTGACTACAACCAGTTCTATCGTTTTTACGATAGTGGAAAACATCTTTTAGCAAAGTCTGAAGACTATGCCGCACAAATTAAAAAAGTTGCTGAACTTGGAACAATGGCTGACCTTGAGTATTTATTCAAAGCTATTAATGGTGATGGAAAGTTTGGAAACCAAGCATCAGACGGTTGGACAAATCTGTTAGGTAAAAAAACAGCAGACTTGGGATACTTGCAACCTACGCTTTTAGCTTTTGAATTAGGCGGAGACGTTAGTAGCCACAGTTCAATGAACAGCCTGTCATACGTTGGATGGGCAAGCTCGTTGTCTATTAACCACACATCTTTTGCCGAAAATATGGTCCCTATAAGAACAATAGTAAGCATCTCATTTGACTGCTTTGCTGGCTCAATGATTGTATAGGAGATACTGATGATAAAAGCAGGCTCTAGATATGAGTTTTCCCTAGTTGATTTCTACGCTGTGGAAGCTGGTGCTAGTAAAAACCCAGTAGTGTTTTATGATTTTAGTGAACTTGGTTATGTTACTTACGATACCCACAAGTATATAGTTGGTGAAAGACTGGACTCTCTTGCTGAAAGGTATTACAGACGACCAAGCTTATGGTGGTTGATTGCTGAGTTTAATCCTGAAGTCGATGACTTTGAGAATATCCCTAATGGCACAATTTTGAGGATTCCTAATGTCTAATCAAGTACGTGTTTCCTTTCCTAATGGCGCTGATGACCCAACCTACGTGTACTCAGCAAGCCTAAAACAAAAATTTTATGAGCATGAAGTTGCAGAGTTTACGTTTAAAGACTGGGGCTACGACTATGACAACATCCGACCAGGCACACCAGTAGAAGCTACTTTTTCATCTATGGTTGATAACCGAGACTTTTACGGTTACATCCACCATGTAGAAACCGACCAAACAGCTGGCAAAAATTTTATTACTGTAACCTGTATTGGTGGTTCATTCCCATTAAAGCAAGCGTCTCAAGGAGTCTACAAAGGTTACACAGCCGATATGGTTGTAGACGAGATTGCTAGTAAGCACGGGCTAGTAGCTATTACTAACCCGCACCCTAGAGTGTTTGAGCAGATATCTCACCCTGGGTTAACTGACTGGCAAATGCTTGTTAAGTTATCTAAACAGATTGGGTGGGGTTTAAGAACCGAGAACACTGAAGTTTACCTAAAGCCTTTGCTAGAAGATTACAAAGAGCTTAGGGCTGAAGCTCCTACTTTTACACAACTACATGTTGGTATGGGTCTTGGCAGTATCTATAGCTTTAAACCACTCATCAGTGAGTCTTTAAGTTTTGATGGGGATATGAAAGCTGCTGTAGCAGTTAGTGGAGTAGATAAAAATAGTAAGTCTGCTTACGCCGCTACTAAACAAAAACGAAACAAACGAACTAGAGCAAAGTCTCAAGAAGAGTTCTTTGATAGATACAACACTGACGCTGTGACTCCAGACGCTGAGATTGCGGAGTATGAGGCGGAAGCTGCCGAACTTAGAAATGCGTTTCCATATAGAGCAGAAGCTGAGCTTATGGGTAACCCATCATTAAGACCAGGCATGCCTGTTTACTTAAATGGACTAGGACCTAACTATTCTGGATTTTGGACTGTTCTAAGCACAGAACATAAGATTAAAGAAGAAAAGTTAAAGAGCTATGTTTACACAACGATTGTTAGTTTAGGGACTGATGGGTTAGGCCAAGCTAACCGTTGGGAAGATGGAGAAGACATCCAAAACCCTGTGGGTGGGAATCGTGTAATCATACCTAATAAGAAAAATACAAAGATTAAAGCAAAGACTAAACTTGTTCGTACAGGCATTAAGTACACGCCAACAACAAAAGATAGTTTTGGAAAAATTAAAAATAGAAGTAAACTAACCACTGCTAACAACAGCACAGCTGTTTGGAAGACCGCTAATAAAGCGATTGGAAAACGGACTGCTTCTACAGAACCTAAACGTACGGCTGCTACTGCCGCACGTGTTGCTAAGGCGGTGGCTAGAACACGATGAAAGAATACGACGCAAAGTTCTACGGACTTTATGAAGGTATCTGTGCTGAGAACGATGACCCTGAGGGTGAGAACAAAATTAAACTTCAGGTTCCTCAAGTTATGGGGCAGGAGATGACAGAGTGGGCAAGACCATGCCTTCCTGTAACCTCTAACTCTAACCACCCTGACCATAAGAAGCACCTGGCTGCTGAAGTAGCTGCGCTTCTTCAAGCACACGCTAATCATTCTGAAACTATTAGCACAACTTCAAATGGGGTTCCTGGAGTTACTGGTGGAGGTTCTCACGGACACTCGATAACAATAAACCTTGCGCACACTAATAACCACACAGGTAACACTCTAAGTCTTGACCACGCTCACGAAACCGATGCTGATGAAGAAAACAAATGGAACGACGATTTAGAAATAACTACAGAATTCCCTGAGCACACGCCACACAGGCTGGTGCCAGCGGTGGGACAAAAGGTCTGGGTTATGTTTATTGCTGGAGACCCTAACTTTCCAGTATGGATGGGAGTAGAGCTATGAGTGATGTATCAACGGCTATAAGCCTGCCGTTTTCGTTTAACTCAAACGGGGCGCTTACTGTAACAAGCGACCCTAAAAAAATATGGCAGGACCGAGTTGTTATTGCAATTATGACTGCCTACGGTGAAAGAGTTATGCGGCCAAACTTTGGAAGCGGAGCTAAAAGCGCAGTCTTTGAACCAGAAGACAACGCTAAAAGTTTAATTAATCAGGCTATAACAACCGCCTTTGGTATGTGGTTAAAGCCATTAAGTCTAACTAGAGTTACTTATCATCAAGATGATAGCGAACAACATTACTTTAATGTCTTTTATACATATGCAGGAGATACGATAAGCGAGAGTGTAACGATAAAGACTGCTATCCTAAGCAGAGCAGGAGAGACACTACTGGAGGTGCCTAGATAATGGCTGACGATAACTACATCCCCCAAGTTGATTATACGTCTAGAGACTACTCGTCTATTCGAGAAGACCTAATTGAACTAATCCCTTACTACGCTCCTCAGTGGACCAACCGCGACCCAGCGGACTTTGGCATGACCATATTGGAGTTGTTCTCTTATATTGGCGACGGTTTGCATTACTACATCGACCGCACAGCAAATGAGTCCTTTATTGAGACCGCTAGTCAGCGAGAGTCCGTCCTTCAGATTGCTCGTCTACTTGGATATACCCCAACAAGAACAACTCCGTCAGAGGTACTTCTTACTTTCCAAAACTCTTCAAACGCGGTTATCACTGTGCCAAAGCGCACAAAGGTTGCCGCTAACGTAACTAACAACGGGGTTACCTCACAGATTCTATTTGAAACAGATAGCGCAATTACTGTTCCTGCTAAGGCCGCTGGTAACAACGGCTCTAATACAGTTACCGCTACACAAGGTGAGACTATTGAAGCGGAGACTATTGGAACATCTGACGGCAGCGCTAACCAAGTGTTTGAACTTGGGGAGCTGTCAGTTATTAAAGGAAGTATCTTGATTGACGTCAACGGTGTTATTTTTACAGAAGTTCCTTACCTGGTTGATTACAGCGGGTATGACCCTGTGTTTTCTACTTATACAAACTCTGATGGCACAACTTTTGTTCAGTTTGGTGACAGCATCAGTGGAAGAATCCCACTTAACGGCGTAAGCCTTGAAGCTACTTACCGCGTAGGTGGGGGTACAATAGGAAACATTTCTGCTAACACAATTAAATACATTAAGACTAACGCTTCAAATGGCTTGTCTGTAAGTAACCAGGACTCAGGATTAATCTCTGGTGCCGCATCTGGCGGTGCAGATGAAGAGTCAACAGATTCTATCCGTATCAACGCTCCTAAGAGTATTAGAGCTTTGAACAGAGCTGTGTCTTTAAGTGACTACGCATCGTTAGTAATCCAGGTATCTGGTGTTGCTAAAGCAATTGCTGTTGCTGATGTGTATAGCAGCGTTACTGTTTACTTTGCTCCTTATGGAGATAGCGGTCTACAAAGCGACGGCATTACTACATCTGTGGTCTTTAACAACTTAAAGACTGAGATTGATGAGTACCTAGTTGATAAGATTCCAGCTGGAACTACAGTAACCCTTCAACCACCTGCTTACGTTCCAGTAACTGTGGCAGGAAGCGTTATTGTCCTACCTACCTATCGACAGGATAAGGTACTAGAAGATGTTAAGTCAGCGGTTCAAAACCTGTTTGATTTTAATAACGTGGTGTTTAATGATTACATTAGCTATTCCGACGTACTAAAAGCTATGGATGGGGTTGAAGGTGTTAGCCGCGCTAACCTGCAGAAGCTTGTAAGAACAGCTAACGACCAAACCTTTACCGTAACTAACAAAGTATTAACTAGCGGAACAGCGACGTTAACAACCTCTGTAAACCACAACGTAACTGTTGGTCAGTTCATTTCTGTCACTGGTGTAGACAGCACATTTAACGGTGTAGCTCGTGTTACAGGTAAGGGTGCTAACACCATTTCTTACGAGGTTCTCTCTACCAACGTTAGCACAGCTGCAGCCACAGGTTCTATTACTGTGTATGAAGTTAATGATATTGAGTGTGCTAAAAGCGAACTCCCAACACTCTCAAGCTTAACTGTTAATTCTTCTGGAGGTATTACTCTCTAATGGCACGTTATGGTCTTGATTACTATAGCAGTTTAGATTTTCCTCTAAGCTATTATGGTCCCGATTCTCCGCTTTCATTTGTAGCCGAAGACTTTCAAGCTCTTTCTACTTCCTATGGAAAGATTACTTTGTCATGGACTACTCCTGTTGGAGCATGGGCTAAACTCAAGATTGTAAGAAACAAGTATGGGTACCCTGTAAATATTACAGATGGCTTAACTGTTTTTGATACCACACGTGGCTTAGACCCGCAGTTTTTTGATGATGTTCTTCCAGCTACAGAGCCTAGAATCTTTTACTACTCTGTGTTTGTATTAGAAACAACACAGCTTCAATGGGTAACTGCTGGGCGAGTATCTGGTCTATCTGTATTTAACTACAACATGCAGACAAAGCTTTATGATTACATCCCAGAAGCAATGAAATTAACCCAGCCGTATACGGCCAACTCTGGAACAGATAACGCAGACCTAAGAAACTTTCTAGGTCTTTTTGGATTTCAGTTTGACTATATAAAGTCACTAGCTCAGATATCAAGAGAGAAGTACAACCCAGAAAAAACTCCTGGCGTACTACTAGCCCCTCTTCTAACTCAATTTGGACTCAGCTATGAACCTGAGATTGGGTTTGAGCGCTCACGCGTACTACTAAGAGATGCGCTTATTGTAGAAAAATCAAAGGGAAGCCGTGACGGACTCCGCAACTATGTTCGTGGGTTTACTGGTTGGGGCGTTGTTGAAAACAAAGATGCTACGGTAGCAAACAAACCAACTGAGGGTATCCAGCTAAGTCACAACATCATGCTTGACTACAATGACTCCTCATTTGAAGAGGGCGTTGGTCACTGGGTATCACCAAACTCTAGTGCTACCTTATCTCAAGTAGCTAGAAAAGAAATTACACAAGTTGCTGTTGTTGGAAACACTGGCCGTCTATATGTTGGTTCCCACGGATATCAAGTAGGGATGAAAATTTTTATCTTTAATGTTCCGTATCCTATTTTTAATAAAACAGTAACGCCAGCAACAATCACAGCTGTAGACGCTACATCTATCTCTTACTCCTTAACATCTCCTGATGTGTCCTTGCGTAACGCTTACAACTACGCAATTGATGAGTCTCCTTACATCCTTCCTCAACCTGAACCTTGGGTTGAGACAACAACCCCAGCGCTATTCCCTAATAAAAGAAAGGGGTTGTTAGCTGTAAAAAATGCATTAAATGAAACAGCTGAAATTTATATTTCTTGCGGAGACAATAACCCAATTACTGATGGCATTCCAGTGTCAAGCGGTGAAGAGTATACGTTTAGTTTTTATAGTGGCTCTAATTTAACATCTCGTTCTATGCAAGCCACTGTTAAGTGGTACGACCGATTTGGAGTACTTATTGAAACCTCTACTGGTTCAGGAGTAAGCAACACAGTAGGCTCACTAGGCGCTCGTCCAGAGGTAACAGATATTGCGCCAACTAAGTTGTTCCTAAATGCTATTACAAGTGGTGGAACTGGGTACGGTAACGGCTCCTACACCAACGTTCCTTTACAGTACGTATCTGGAAAAGAACCTACTATCACACCTCTAGCAAACGTGTTCATTAGTGGCGGCGTGGTCCTATCTGTATCTATTCCTAACGGTGGAGCTGGTGCGGATACCACAACAGTGTTCACTATTGCTAACTCTAATTTGGGCGGCACTGGTTCAGGTCTTCAATTAACTGTACAGAAAGCTCAAGAGTCTTACTACGCTGTACCACAGGTTGTTATATCAAGCGCTGGTGCAAGCAGCCTCAATGAGTACCATTTTATAGATGCGGCTCAGTTTGAAAAGTCAGATGCCCCTACATCATACGATGACGCTAGAAATATTCACCTGACACTAAAAGCTAACAGAATTAATGAGCTTAAGAACCCTAGGTTTGAATCTCCTACAACTCCATGGTCTGTAACTAACTCTACAGCTACAGTTGTAAGCGGCTCCGCCGAGCCTAACATTGACTTTTACAGAGTAACCAGTAAGCAGTTAACTAGTAATGTTGTTACGCTTATTACAGATGTTGTGCATACCTACAAATCTAGCGACACTGTAGTTATTACAAATATGGGCGCACCGTTTGACGGAGTAAAGACTTTACTATCTGCTGGTGATAATGAATTAACTTATGCTGCAACTGGTACAAACGTACCTGCTACAGCAGTTACAGTTGGTGAAGTTTACAAATCTGGAAACGCATTTAGAGTCACCTCTTCAGGAACTACCCAAGTTTTAATTAAGTCAACTACAACATCTGCTGACCTTATGGGAATCTACTACCCTGAAACCGCTTATTCGTTTAGCGTGTACGTAAAAGCTGGGCAGACTTCTAACCCTGTAACCCCATCTATTGTTTGGTACAACTCAAGCAAAACAGTTATTAGTACAGCGTCGGGAAGCGCATTCCCTGTTAACGCTACTGGATGGACGCGAGCTTCAGTCACAGCTGTAGCTCCAGATAACGCAGCTTACGCACACGTGCAGCTGGCCTGGACCCCACTAGCGGCATCAGACATCCTTTATACAGACGCTGCTCTATTTGAAAATAGCTTCTTTGTATTAGAATACTTTGACGGCAGCGTAGGCTTTAGCTCTACAGCTGAGCTCTTCTGGGAGGGTGCTGCTCCTAATGCTGGGCGTAGCCACTACTACAAGAACCGCGTGGCTATTGAAAGCCGTATGAACGCAGGAGCCCTTGACGAGTACGTAGGCCTAGGTGCTTCCTATGCCGTGTACCTTGCTCAACCAAACACGTAGTAGGATAGCCCTATGCTAGACCTAATACTCATCGGTTGCTTTACAGCTTTCCTGCTTGCAGTCATAGAGCCGCTAGTTTCTATTCTAAGTATTTTTATTAGTAATAGGGTTATCAATGCTATTTCCTCAATTAGTTTCTCAAGCATTGGATGTTGGTTAGTTGAAATTTCAACTACTAAGGGAGTCGTACTATATGCCGTATCTAGTGCGTTTCTTGGCTCAGCACTGCTGGCTATCGTAGAACGGGTGGCTGTATACAAACCAGCCATAGTTAACCCGACTAGACCAGAATAAGAAATTGTGTAGTATGGGTCTCCTAACAAGGAGGTCTTATGGAAAAGTACTTTGTTATCGTAGGTGGTAACGGGGAAACAAGTCGGGCAAACATTGAAGCCCTTATGGAAGATTATTACTATGCAAATGGTAATGAGGGGTTCTTAGTACTCCCATATAAATCAAAGCCGTCACAGGGTCAGGTCTTTGCTGCCCAGTACGCAAAAGATAAACACAAAGATATTTTAATCTTTGCTCCAGAGGACGCGACACACGAAGGCATCCCCGCGGCAAGTATGAACGTAACTATAAAGCCGTTCGAGGAAGCTGCATCAAAATTAAAGAGCTCTAAGACCTCGGCATTTATCTTGTGGGATGATGAAGACCAGGACTCCCAGCACATCTTGGCAGTCTGTAAAGAGAACGACGTCCCTTGTTTTGATTTAAGTGATGGACTTGCGCCTATCTCCGCTGCTCCAGATATCAAGGCAATCAAAGAGCCAGAGTTTCCCAAGGAAGAGGTTATAGAAAAGAAGGAGGCTCCCGTTGTTCAGGAAGAGGAAGAAGAAGAGTACGAAGACGAAGAAGAAGACTGGGAAGACGACGAGGAAGAAGACGAGGTCGAGGATATGGAGAATCTCCATCAAGGAATCGAAGCCATAGCCCGTATCTTTGCTAAAGTATTTATTGAGGAACTGGAGAAGGCTAAGGGTGATGGAACCGATAAGCCCTAAAGCCCTAGGTATACTCCTACATATTCGCTCATTCGGGGCTCTACGGGGCGCTGAGGGCCTTTCTGAGGCCTTCCAGACGGGTGTTAAGGTAATCCGCTCAGGACTGACTGAGCTCCGTTCTAGGGGCTACGTGGCCCTAGAGAAGGGCAGGGGTCAGGGCGGCCACTACTGGAGTCAGTTGCTAATCACCGAAGAGGGACTAGAGTANCTNTCACGGTATGCCGAAAAGGCAGACGGACGGAGTGCCAAAAAGGAACGNGGACCGCATGCCAAAAAAGGCAACTCCATTNCACAGAATAGCAATATAGCTAATTATCCTAATAGTCTATATACAAATTCTTTATTAAAAGAGGGTCCGACGGAGTCGGACCACAATGAAACTTTTGAAACTATGGACCTAAAGATTGGAGAGCAAATGTTAGGCGGGGACCCAATTGACCCTGATGACTTGGCGGAACTAAAGGCAAAGGACCGCGAGCGAAAGCGCCGCGAAAAAACAGAGGCTCGTCAAAGTCGTCACTCGGATAAAGTTATTGAACTTGCTAGCCGTGAGACTAAGGACTGGACACCTAGCCAGGTCTCTACATACTTTGCGGACCAGATGAAACAAATCTGGCACATCGCTGAGTGGACAGCTAACCGTTCTGGATTAAATGGCGCTATTGAGTTGCTCCGCGAAAAGCACGGTACCAATGGCGAAGAAGAAAAAACTTTAATTGATAGGTTCCTATCAACTATTAAGCACGACAAGAGACTTGACAACCCAGATATGGTGTGGCGTATGTTTGCGAAGAGAGCACCAGGTATGCTTCCAGACATTCGCAGAAGTAATAACACTGACGTTGATGTTGCAGCACTTAAGGATGACGCATCTAAATCATGGGAGGGTTTTAATGTATAAGTTAGAAGAACAAAAAGTTAGACGTCGTTCTTGGATACAGTCTGCTGGTATTCCGTACCTACTTCAAGGTTGGACTTTAGATGATTGCCAACAATCAGACCAGGAAGATATTAAAAAGATACGTGCTTGGGTTCAGGCTGTGGCTGATGGCAAAGTAGTACGGGCCGCTGGTAATCCATCATGTGGAAAAGGTCTTCTATTATACGGCAACCCAGGGCGTGGAAAAACTACTTTAGCTTTGTCGACTATCCAAGAAATGATGTTAACCCTGCCAATTGAGGCTTTTGACGTAAAGGCTAGCGAGTCTTTAATTAGGCCTTGCTACTTTATGACCTTTAATGATTTCCTAAACCTCAAAGGTTCTATGATGAATGAGCCGACAGATGACCAGGACACCCTCTATCATGGTGTTCTAGGTGAGTCTTTAGCGGATGCCTACAATATTCGTGTATTAGTTTTAGACGATATTGGCAAGGAACATGCGGGTCTCTCTGGGTGGCAAAAGAACATGCTCCATCATCTTTTGCGCACTAGATATAACAACGGATTACCAACTATCATTACAACAAACGTAGAACTAAATGATTGGGCAGGCCTCTATGGAGACGCAACAGAGAGTTTCGCAAGAGGTGCGTTTGCCTATCTACCAGTCGTGTCACAAAGAGGAGACCTACGTAAATGAGGAATGCTGTGAATGAAGAGTACAGACTGGTGCAGGTTTTCCTAAGCCAGACTCAGACCCCAGGTCCAGGAATCTACGAAGTATCAGTTCAAGAAGGAACTGAGAAATTATTTTGTACATGCCCTGGCTTTAAAGGTCGTGCCACTTGCAAGCATGTCAAGTTTGTAAAGACGCGCATTGAAAATAATAACGGCAACTATCCTTTAGAAATTTCTAGCCGTGCATCTAAAGATGATGCAGAAAAGGCTCGCCAATCTAATACCAACTTTCGAGAATTTGTTATTAAGTTTGGAAAGATAGAGGTATTCTAACCCCATGAAGCATGGGGATATAAGTAACGAGTTACCAAAAAGGCTACTGGTTACCACCGACATTTTCTTAACACTTGAAATTAAAAAAAGCAAGAAGCTTAAAATAATTCCAACTGTTAAGATAGATAAAAAGATTGACAGAGCCATCCTTAGCTGGTTGTATCTGTATACAAATAGAACAGGCTTTACATTAGAGCTTGTCTCATATGATTTAACGGAACAAGATTTATCTACATTGGTTGACCAGCTTGACAAGGCAGGTACTAACCCGTTTAGATACTTCACGGCATACGACACGGTCAACCATCTGGTATCTGAGTTACCTCTCAGACCCGAAGTTGTAGGTGTTGTTGATATACAATCAAGACTTCTACGATACGGGCACTGGGGGCGAGACTTTAAAGGCTTATGAACAATGAAACTAAACTACTAAGCAAAGTACTTGCTGACCGCGACCTAGCTCTTCTATTTGAACGCGGTGTCCATGACTCCTGGTTTGTTGACCCAGATAATAAACAGGTATGGAAACTAACCCGCGAACACTTCACCACTTATGCTGAAGTCCCAAGCCTTGATGTAATCAGACAAAACTTTCCTAATTATAAGTTAGTAGATGTACACGACTCTTTAGAGTATCTAATTGATGTTGTAGTTAAAGAGCGCCGTGTTGCAGCCACCATCAAGATGATTGATGGGGCTATTAAATTTATTGATGCTCAAGACCATGAGACAGCGCTTCTTACATTACAGAGCGGTATATCTAGTCTTGAAGAAGATGGTCTAAGTAAGAGTAGCGACCTAGATGTAACTAACGAGCCTCTATCTCGTTGGGATGAGTACGAGTACCGCAAGAACAACCCAGGGCTTCTTGGAGTTCCAACAGGGTTCCCAACTATGGACCTAGCAACTGGCGGTCTACAGGACGGTCAGCTAATTGTTATTGTGGCTCCACCTAAGACTGGTAAGTCAACCCTTGCATTACAGATTGCACAGAACGTGCACATGCAAGATAAGAAAGTTATGTTCCAATCTTTTGAGATGAGCAACAGCGAACAGATTACTCGTTATGACTCTATGCGAGCCCGCATTTCCCACAGCAGACTTATCAACGGATTGCTTACACCAGAAGAAGAAGCAAGGTACAAACAGAAGCTTGAGAACATTACAAAGATGCGTGAGAAGTTTTGGTTAGTAGATGCTGCATCAGGTATGACCGTAACTGGTATTGCCAGCAAGATTCAGGTACTGCATCCAGACATTGTCTTTATTGATGGTACTTATTTAATGATTGATGAGCAGACTGGTAAATCAAACGAGCCCCTTGCTATCACTAACATCACCCGTTCTTTAAAGCGCATGGCCCAAAAGTTTAAAGTGCCTATTGTTGTATCAACTCAGGCATTGAAATGGAAGATGAGCAAGGGTCAAGTAACTGCTGACTCTATTGGTTACTCATCATCTTTCCACCAAGACGCAGACGTTTTGTTTGGTTTACAGCGTGAAGATGAGGCGGTAGACGACACACGTTTACTAAAGATTCTTGACAGTCGTAACTCTGGCCGCGCAGAAGTATCACTTATGTGGGATTGGAATAATGGCCAGTTCCGTGAGATTGATGGAAGTGACCTATGACCATAGAGGAAATGGAAGACACACTCGAAAGGCTAGGTATTGAAATTGTCTCTACTAGAGGTTCCGAAATCCAAGGCTATTGCCCAGCACACGTTGAGCGTACGGGTCACGAAGACCGTAACCCGTCGTGGTGGATTAACTCAGACACAGGTGCTCATATCTGTTTTTCATGCCACTTCAAAGGCGGGTTGTTGTCCCTGGTCTCTTATATTCAAAAATGGGACTTCGACAAATCTAAAGAGTGGCTTGAAGATGGAACAACAAATCTTAGTGCTGCATTACAAAAAGCAGTAAAGCCTAAAAAAGTATTTGAAGAACTAACTTATATAACTGAGTCAATGCTAGCTGCGTTTGGTACGCCACCAGAGGACGCATTAAAAGCTAGAGGTTTAGCAGCGTCTGCAGCAGCAGACTATGAAGTTCTATGGGACAACCGACACAGCAATTGGATTACTGTTATACGTGACCCGTACACCCACAAGCTTTTAGGATGGCAGGAGAAGGGCCACAAGTCTAGGTTCTTTAGAAACCAACCTACTGGCGTACAGAAAAGTAATTCCTTATTTGGTTTTAAACAGTATACAGGCGGAGACATGATTGTTGTTGAGTCTCCATTAGATGTTGTGCGACTAGCTTCTGTAGGTATTAAGGGAGGTGTTAGTACCTACGGTTCTATCGTCTCTATGCAACAGTTCAACGTAATCAGAGGGGCCGATAGGGTTATCTTTGCTATGGATAACGATACCTCTGGGCGTGAGTCATCTGTAAACCTTTTAATTTTATGCCAAGAGTATGGCAAGGAAGCCTGGTTCTTTAACTATGGGCAGACAGACATGAAAGATGTTGGCGGAATGAGCAAAGCCGAGATACAGTACGGCCTAGACAACGCTCGTCACATGGTGCACGGAAAGAAGGCAGTACGTTGATTATTGGACTGACAGGCTATGCTCAATCTGGAAAAGACTCAGTTGCTAATATCCTTGTAGAAAACTACGGGTATCAACGAGTGGCTTTTGCTGACCCTATACGCAAACTTCTTTATGAAATGAACCCCACTGTTAAAGACGGTGGCTATAGAGTGCAAGGTGTTGTTGATGGATACGGCTGGGATGTAGCAAAGACTGCGTTCCCTGAAGTACGTAACTTGTTGCAGACTTTAGGTGTTGGCGCTCGCAAAACTTTTGGTGATATGTTTTGGGTAAACCAAGCTTTAAGTGGTCTTCAGTTGTTCGGTGAATCTAATTACGTTATCACCGACGTTAGATATCCAAATGAAGCTAAGGCCATTAGAGGCTACGACAACTCACAGATTTGGCGTATAAAGCGTTCAGGCGTTGACCCAGTAAACACTCACGCATCCGAGACCGCTATGGATGGGGAGAAGGTTGACCAGATATTTGTCAACAATGGTACGCTGGAAGACCTTAAGGTTTTAATTAGTACAAGAATGCGAGCATACATATGATTATGGAGTATGGGTCTTGGGTCCTTGCTGTTATAGGTGTCGGGGGAATTTATTTTGTTGGCCGTAAAACTATATGGGGATGGCTAGTCCTTCTCTTTAACGAAGTTTTGTGGATTGTTTACGCATTAACTACTGACCAGTACGGCTTTATCTTTTCAGCTCTTGCCTATGCCCTTGTCTATATTAGGTCTTATATCCACTGGTCTAAAGATAGAGTTAACGAGATTCCTCTGTGACATTTACTGGCACTCTTCTCCCTTACCAGCCTGAGGCTGTCGACCGCATGTGCGAGCGTCAGAAGATGCTGGTTGCTTATGACCTTGGTTTGGGTAAGACTGTTTTGACTATTGCGGCTATAGAACGTTTGATGGATGCTAACCGAATTACTGAACCAGGGCTTATAATTTGTCTGTCTAGCCTCAAATACCAATGGGCTAATCAGATTGAGAAATTTACCAATGGAACTTCTAAAGCTCTGGTCATTGATGGAACGCCGAAGAAACGTGCAGAACAATACGCCGAAGCAATGGACTGGCGGAATACAGGGGTTGATTACATTGTCCTTAACTATGAGCAAGTTGTTAACGACTGGGATACCATCAAGGAATTACCACGAGGATTTGTCGTCCTTGACGAAGCCACAGCCATCAAGTCCTTTAAATCCAAACGCTCCCGAGCAGTAAAGAAGTTAGTAAATGCGCCATTTAGATTTGCACTCACTGGTACTCCAATTGAAAACGGTAAGCCTGAAGAGTTGTACAGCATTATGCAGTTCGTTGACGCCAACGTACTTGGTAGGTTTGACATCTTTGATGCCGCTTTTATTGTAAGAAATTCTTGGGGTGCTCCACAGTACTACCGCAACTTAAAGACTTTGCACGAGAAGATGAAAGAAGCTTCTGTACGTAAAGCGCAGAAAGACCCAGACGTTGCCCCTTATCTTCCAGACACTATCCACAAAGACCCTATAAAGATTGTCTTTGACCGCAAGGCTTCTAAGTTATACAGTCAAATAACCGCTGATTTAATTAGCGACTTAGATGAAGCTCAGGATTTATTTGGACACAACTTTAATCTCCTAGCTCATTATGGTGTTGAGTCTCGTAGAGGCGGTCCAGAAGACGAGATGCGTGGAAAGATTATGTCTAAGATAGGCGCATTAAAAATGCTCTGCTCCCACCCAGAACTTTTAACCTCAAGCGCTAAGAAGTTTAAGCAGATGAGTGGAGAAGGCTCAGCTTATATTGCAGAGCTCGTAGATACTGGGCGTTTAGATGGAGTCACAAGCTCACTTAAATTAGATTACCTAG